AACATTAAAAAATATTCCTGCCATTATGCATACATTAATATTTCGTAAAATCTAAACTGATTCTCTACATCCTTAATAGAATGAATTGTGTACATCTCTCCCTCTGCCTCTATTTGATAATTATTATTGATTGTTACATCATATCTGATATATAACTTAGCAGAACGAGTAAAACTTAACTCGGCTTCCAATAAGGCTCTATTTTCATCCATAGGTCTAAAATCGCCAAATACAACTCCTTGTAAGGCAAAGGTAGTAGTATATCCACCTTGCCCATCAGCAGTCCTTGTAGGCACATATAAGCCTATTTCAGAGTACATTGTATTGGCATCCACATAATTTGCTTTCTTGCTTCCTAATCTCATAATATTGGGCTTATTCTTGTCCAGCGTTGACAGGCTTTCCAAGACTTTTCACAAATACCTGTATTTGAATCTAATCCTCTATTCTCGTAATCGTAGCTTACTTGGTCTAAAATAGCAATCTTTAAGTCATTAGGCACAGTTGCATATCCAACCACATAAGTAGCCTTTAAGTTCCTAAAAGGAGGTCTTTGTAATTGTGGGAACTTACCCCCTACTAAAGTATAATCAGCAGCTACTATTGTATCGTTATTTTCATCTATTAATGAAGTAAAACTATTAACTGGTCCATAAGGAAGGTTAAAACCACCATTAAAATTAGTAAACCAAACAACGGCAGTCTTAGGTATTAAACTCAAGCCTGTACCTACTTCAATGGCTTCTCTTGCTTGTTTAATCATTAAAGAGATTTGGTTATCATCAACAGAATTAGTTACTCTGCAATACAATTTAGCCTCTGCTAATGTTACTGGTTCAACCACAGTACCTATATCGGTTAAAGTAAAATCTATTATAAAATTAGAATATGCCATACATCTTTTTTACAAATTTACATTATTTATAATAAAAAACCCCCTACTAAATAGCAAGGGGTCTTTATATCTATGTAAGATTAGAACTATACGTTTCCTAAGTCAGCATAAATAGCTGAAGTTGGTTGCATTAAGTTAATATCTTCATAACACTCAATACGAGCAGTAACCATATTTTGTTGGAAGTTACTTGCATTCTCATAAGAGAACTCAATAGCCATTCCTTCAACCTCAATTCTTTCTACAAAGTTGTTATCTAAGATAAGAACCTTATCGTCAGTAACCCAAGATGCAGCAATTACTGGAGTTCCCCAGATTGTCATACCACCATTAGGATTAACGATAACACTACCAGAACCAGCATAATAACCAGCAGTGATAGTTTCTTTCAATAAGCGACCTAATTGTGCAGGGCTTACTAAAGCAACAGAAGATACAAAGTTTGCACTCTTTTGGTTGCCAATATAGTCAACTAATTGCTTTAAATCAACAGTTTCAGCAGTTGTAGTAGAACCAGTTGCAGCAGCAGAAACAGTAGAGAAAAACGCAGCATTCTCAGCTTTGTAGAAATCTCTAGTTAACATTCTTGGTAAAGTTGTACTCAAGAAAGGTAAACTTCTAGCCATTTGCTTTGAGAAAGTTGAGAAACCAGCGATGTAGTCATTAACTACTTTCACTTCGCTTAATGCGTAGTTGTTCTCACCTTTGTTAGAACCTTCAGTTTGAGCAGCAATGTTGTTAGTTGTTGCAGTTTCTTTGTAGAATACATACAAACCACTTTCAGAACGAACAGTAGGGATTAAATCTCTAAAGTTGATTGCTTGACTTGGCAATACAGATGCATTAAGAGCATAAGATGCTTGAGCATCTCCTGTTAAACTTGCACTTAAAGTCATAGACTTTACATCTCTTAAATCTAAACGGAATTTACCATTTGATTTCATTGATTTCTCCATCTCATCTAATTTACCATCTAATTTCTCAATGATAACTTCGTCAAGATGTTTTACTTCACGCTTTGCAGCTTTTTTTGTTGCAGCAGCTTGAGCATCAAATTGTTTTTGTGCTTCATCTCTTACAACTTTAATCTCAGCTTTAGTTTCTTCTAACTTAGCTTCAATGTTAGCTTGAAAACCTTTAAGGTTCTCAGCCATTTCGTTAATAATGTTTTCCATTTTTACTTTTTTAATATTTTATTAAATTCTTTAATTGCCTTCAGGACTTGTTCATCATTGTTTTTAATTTCCTCGATTATCGGCTCAGGTGATTGCTCGGTCTGAGTGATTTCTTTAACGATTTCAATTTCTAATAATTCTGATTGAATCCTTTTTATTTCAATCTCCATCAACGCAAAGGTCTCATCTGTGAAACGACCACCTTTAAACGCTTTCAAGAGTTTCTCTAGCCTATTTGCTAATTGCTCTTTCTTAACTTCACTTTTAACAGAGATTGTTGGAGTCTCTGGGTTTGCTGCCCATAATACTGCACTACCTTCGTAAAGTTTAAGTTCACTTATTGTTCTTATTCCGTTTTTATCTACACTTGAATTAATTGTGCTAAATCCAATTGAGTGCTGATTGATAAGACCTGCATCGTACATCTTAATCATATCTTCTCCTGTTTCAGTTTCTACTATTGGAGTGATTGCGATAAGCATATCTCCCTCAATGTATAATTGCTCAGGCTTACCTATTACGGCTTCCATTTCAGCACAATGGTCAACTAAAGACCATATTAAGTTTTTACCTGCTGGACCTCTTTCTTTTAGAGTCTTAGTAAAGGCTTCAGGAACTATAATGTCATTATCTAAATCAATGTTTCCTGTTCTAGCCCAAACTGCTTTTACTCTACGAGTTTCGGTATCAACATCCATTACTTCGTAACCGATATCTTGTTTTTCAACAATAGTATCTTTTGATGAGTATGTTTTCATATTGACAAAGTTATTATTTTTTTTGTTATTGTATTAATGATGCTATAAGTTTTCCTATTGCTTGACCCATTACATTTTGTAAGGCATTCCAAATAACTCCGATTCTACCCATTGGAGGGTTATCTACTAAAGTTAAAAGTTTACCATTTGCACCTCTTACTGCCTCATATCCTAAAGTACATCTGCAATTACAAACATTAGCAGCACTTGCTTTGGAATCGCAAGGATGGTCCATTAGTTCATAACCTAAGCCTACTTGATTATTAGGAACTTGAAATTGTTTCTCCATAGGTAGTTTAGTTCCATCCATAATTAAATGGTCGGTATGGTCTCTAGGCTCTCTCCTTGTTCTGTTGTCTCTAGCTGCAATCCATTCTTTTATAGTTACTAATCCTGTACTCGTTGCACCTACCATTGAACCAATATTGGCTGCTCTGCCTGTTTCCGTTCTAGCAATAAGTTCTGCTCTATAATCCGTAATGCCTGAAGTTCTAAGCAAGGCAATTGTTTGTGGCAATGTAAGATTTTTCTGTGCTGACTCAATTAGGTATCTTCTTATTTGTTCTTTAGTTGTATCGGTAATATCTGCTGCTAATTGGTCTAAGCCATCATTTTGTAGGACTTGAATAATAGCATACTGAAAGGCATCGGTCTTTTGTGATTTAAACTCCATAGGCACATAAACCCCCTTTACAGACTTTTTAACGGCACTTTCGCTTATTACAGCCATTTTAGTACCCATAGCTAAATGGAGCTTGTAAATGGTCTTTTTAAGGGCTTTGTCGCTAATTTTAGAATAGTCTTGTGTACGGCAATAGGTATTCACCTGATTTTGCAGTTCTTTCTTGAACTTAGGCGAATATTGTTTTAATGCGTTAGCATATAGTTTTTTATAATCTTGCCAAATCATTTGCTAGGATTATATGCCCAATTTTTTAATGATATATCTCTTTTAGAAGGACAATTTTTTGATGCTGGTTCTCCGTTAGGCATATTTTTCATTCTACTAACAAAACTTATAGTTCTATTAGCTGACTTTACTTCCGTTGCACCCCACTCGGATTTGTTCTTAGATAAGAGATTTAAGTTTCTTTCTATTGGGTTTCTATCTAAGGATGCCTTTTTACTACATTCAGTTAACGACCAAGCCTTTAATTCACTATAAGACATATTAACTGTATCTTGATACTTGCCATAAACCTCATCTACAATCTCTTCTATATCTTTTTTTAGTTCTACTTTAACATCAAACAAAAGGTCTAAAATATTGTAATACTCTTGCATTATTCATTGATTTGTAAAGGTTGAAATTGGTCAGTAGGTTGCAAAGATGAAGGGATATATAGTTTCTCCATCTCCTCTTGTGGAATATAGTCTGGAGTTCTGATGCCCATAATCTCATTCTTTTGTGCTGGAGCAATCCACCAAGCAGTGTTTAACCAAGCAACTTGCTCTGTTTTATTAGCCTCTAATTCTTGATAGACCTTCATATCATATCCTACATACAATCCACTATTTCTATATCCCCAGTCAGAATGTAATTTTCTATTTAAGTTCTCAGTCAAAGAATCCAACAAAGGAATAGCACATCTTAAAGTTAATGCCTTCTCTCCCTCTAATTGATTGTTGTAAGTCTTGTTATCTGCATCGTTTAATAGTTGTGATGGTACTCCGTAAATATTACAAAGTGCCTTCATATCCCATTTCTCTGATTCAATGATATTAAGTTCAACAGGACTTAAACCTATTTGTTTCCAGTCAACCTTATAACCTGATACTGCAATAGAGTTAAAGTTAGCTGCTCCACCTTTCTCGCTTACTGCTCTCTTTAGTGCTTGTGCTTGTGCTTGTCCACTTGTAGGGTCGAATCTTTCATCGTTCATAAATAGAACTCCTGCTGGTCCACCATTTTGGAATGATGCAACGGCAGCAGTCTTAGCTTCATTACTTCTAGTCAATGTTCTAGCAGCTGCTAATAACGGAGATTGTCCGTACAATTGACCACCTGTAACTGTCCATTCAGGATTGAAGTATTTGTCGTGTAAGATTTCTTTTGGGTCAAAGGACCACATTGCTCCGTAGTATAATTGGTAGCCCACTCTGGTTGGTGGGAACATTTCAATGTTGGCAATAATAGCCATATACTGAGCAGGTAAAGCAAATAGTTCAAACGGCTTTCCTTGATTGTTTCCTGTTTCAATAAGTTTTCCATATATAAATGAATTTCCTGTGATTAACTTGAATCCACACCATTGCTCAACTAAATCTGCCCAAGTATCTTCTCCATTAGGATATTTTAATAGGTCGTTTAATCTTTGGTCTCCTGTATATATCTCAAATGCTTTCTTATGTAAATCGTTTACATCTTGCCAGTTAGTAATCTTATCTGGTTGTTTCATCAAAGACTTATACCTTTTAGCAGATACCTCATCTTTAACTTTATATACATGAAATGGAGCAAGTTT